AGAACAATAATAAAGTATTTTTTGGTGATTGTTAATCAGTGATTCTTTCTTCGCATAATCCTTCTTTGCCAAAATGACACCAACGACATCTCCATTTATGCGGGTTAGCGGGAAACTCTGTAGCTGTAGTCATCTCTATAGCTCTAGTGTTTATACGGTCTCTTTTTAAAATTATTGTTTGTGTATCGTAAACGAACTTACTTATTTTATTATGGTCTAAATACCACATCTCAGTAACTATTTCCTCTAATTCTGGAAACCTTTTTAAAGCTATAGAACCGTATAATTCACACTGTTCTCTATGAGCTTCTTCATTACCTTCGAACTTTCCTGTTTTAAAATCAATAACTCGAGCTTGTTTAGAAATACCTTCTTCATATACAAAAGCGTCTACTTTAGCCCTGCCCCAAGTATTATAATCAAACCAACCTGTTTGTTGCCATTCATTGTCCCAAGCCCAATCTTCTTCACAAAGCACGTGTCCTCTTTCGTGTAGTTCTTTTAGTTCTTTAAAACTATCTTCTAAACCTTTTATTTCTTCAGGTATTTCTTGATGGAAACCTCGAATATATTCTTCACATAATTTATGTATGTTTTTACCTCTATCCATCGCTGGACTTCCAGGCTCTTTTAACTTTTTAACAAATTTAAATTCTGCTTGTTTTGGACATTTTTCAAAACAACTTAAACGGCTATACGACCATTGATTTATCATGTTAATCTCCTTTTAGGTATTATATTTGAAAATATTTATAATGTAATTGTTATATCACCACCAGCACTAACAGACAAAGTGCCTAAAGAAGCCTGAGCTTCTAAACCACTTGTTGGAGGTCCACTAAATACAGCAGGAGCTACTGTGGCTATAGTTAGCCAATCGTCTCCATCATACACTTGTAATTTTTCTAAAGTCGTATCAAATACTATTGCTCCTAAATTAAATTTATTATCTAATTTTTCCGCAGTTGTTATTTGTCTAGTATTATCGGGGTCAAATTCTCCTAAATTTATTTCTAAAATTCTAAGTAATCTATTATATAACTCACCACTTACTTGACCGTCAGAACTAAAAGGTAATGACGTTCTTAATAATTTAGCCATTAGCGTTTTCCGTCAGGTTTTATTTCTATCCTATTATTACCTAATCTCCAACCCGTATCAGTATTTCCAGGATAAGAAGCGTCGTCATCTGATTCAAATCTAAAAGCCGCTTGTCTTGACCTAGAACGTAAATCTATTTTAGAAGCTGTACTTGATACAGCGTTTGTGCTTTTAGTAGTCAATGTTTCTCCAGGAGCATTTCTAGTTTTTAATACAAAATTTATTTGTCCTCCTCCTGCATTATTTAAAAATCTGACATCGGGTATTAATTTAGATATGTGGCTAAATTGTTCTCCTTCATCTAAATCCATATCTGAGCTTTCTATAAAAACATTAGTCATAGGACTACCATCATCGTCATAACCGAACTCGTGTTCATATAGATAATTATTTGCAGTAGCTCGTGGGTACGATTCAGTTCCTGAATCTAACCAAGCTGTTCTACTTAATATTCCGTAAGCCCATGCACCTATTTCATAATTATAAGAAACATACCTATCTATTTCGGTACCGTTTTTCGAAGTATAAAACCAGCCTACTTCATTAAATTCTTCATTTAAAAAAGCATGAAATTTATATGCTTCTGAAATATTTATATCATTGAAAACATAGCTTAAAACTGTACAAGGAACTTTTTGTACGGTACCTGTATACACATAAAAATTATCTACCGCCATCCAAAAAACACCTTTAGATGTTACTATCGCAGCATTCGGTCCAATTAAACCAGTTTCTTTATTTATTAAATTTATACCGAAAGTAAAAGGTGGTCCAACAAATTGCATACTATATAAAGAAGTATCTGTCCAAACTAATATCTCTTGCCTAGATTTTACGGCTCCTACTATAGTACTGCCTTCGGATAAACTTAATGCTCCTGCAGTATTAGTAGATTTTGGTTCCCATTCTACAACGTTATCTTGGTCACTAAATGCGATAAGCATTGGGTCTATATTTCCAGTTCTAGCTGTTCCTGCTGTATTTATCGGGTCTGCTCCTAAAACTATAGCGTGTTTATCTACCTGAGATACTAGGGTAAATAACCCTACTGTGGGGGCTAAATTAGCTCCTGCGAGGTCCGATAACGCTTTAGCCCTATTATGATTATTATTACTAGCCCATTCTACCCCTGCAGAACTATCCCAATAAAATATACCACCGTTTCTAGGGTTAATGATTAAATCTTCACCGTAATTATCATGCGACCATAATCTTAATTGACTAGCGAAAGCTAAAGGACTTGTGCTTCCCCAAGTGCTATCTCCCCAAGCTCCTGCTCCCCAACCAGTTCCAGATACATAAGTATCTAATCCTACTTGTATTTGATAGTACCCTATAGTGCTACTGCCTCCATTACCTGAGTCAGAACCTGTAGCAGCTACTGGTGAAGTTATAGTATAACTATTTGCGTTTACTACGGAAGCGACAATAAAACCTATTTGATTTAAGTAAGTTGTTCCTGTTTGATTTAAAACATCAGCAGTTATAGCACCACCTAAACTAGCTGCTCCACTAAAAGTTACATAGTCTCCTGCTCCTAATCCATGATTAGTGTCTGTTACAGTTATAGTAGTTGAACCTGAACTAGCAGAAAAAGTTACGTCTCCTGCGGCTGTTGTCTGTCTTAGTGGTGTGATGTCGTAAAATGCACCACCCTTTTCAATATAATATTTACTAGTGGTGCCTAATCCTAAAAATTTCGTACCATTTAAATCAGTCCACGCGTGTAATTTTCTACAATTACCTAAAAAAGTATTACTGTTATCTTTTCTCCAACCACCTATTTTTTCTACGTTTTGTTTATTAAAACGTATTAAGTTACCGTCAAACCAACCACCTTCGTTACTATAATTAGTACCTTCTCTGTTGATTCCTGGTTTAAATTGTAATTTCAATAAAGGCATTAAACTACTCTATAATTTATTCCGTCGTATGCGAAACTGTTTTTTCTGTTTTCTTCAGGGTTTACGTATGATACATGAATCCAACCACTATCTGGAGTTATTCCATCATAGTACTCTAAAATAACTTGGTCAAAGTCTAACTCATTTTTTATGTATGCGAATAGCGTTTCGTTGTCTATGCCAACGATTTCTATATCTACGGCTTGACCTAAAGTATGTTGACTAGTGTCACGAGAGCCAAGCTTTCTATTGAGCTCCAAACAGCGGTAACCAGAATTAGGAGTAAAAGGTTTGCCGAAATGATTTCGTATAGGTTCAAGTATTTCCTCACTTAAATTTTTTAAATTATTAAATATTGTTTTGTCAGTTACTCTATTATCAATACCTAAACGATAAGCCATTTGAGATTTTTCAAATTCTTTTAATTTAAAGTGTTTTGATAATTTAGTTTCTGAGGAGAACTCCATTTAGCCCTCCTAAAACAAAGTGTATCTTACTAGAAACCCTACAATAGTCAAGGAAATAGTAGCAGTGAATATTAAGCTATTCCTAATAGTTTTATTAATTGATAGAATTCCATTTTCTATAGAATCTAATCTACGATAATTTTCTTTCCAACGTTGGTCACATGCTGCTTCATGAGCACTTAATCTTTTATCTACTTCGTTTACTGTTGTTCTAGGCATTAGAAATATTCTTTTAAGTTCTTCCAGTATTCTTTTATTTTATCGTCTAATGCTCTATTTGTGTAAGGAGCAACTGCTTTTAGTAGTGCTTTGCCTACCACCGTTACAAATATTATCCAAAGTAAAATTTCCATTTATTCCTCTAAATCATTTATTGTTTGTCTTGCCTCTATTCTTTTTGTTGTCACATCTTCTGGGATAGCTTTACCTGTGTCTGCTTTCCTAACAACGTACCAATCAGTAGAATTTAAATAAGCGTGTGCTCCCGCAACTTTTTCTTCTGCAGTGAGTTCTAAAGTTACAGTTTTTGATGAGCCATCATTGGCAATATAATTATGATTATTGTCTAATGCAGTTTGCCATTGTTCATCAGTTAAACTTACGTTAGGTGTCGGAATACTGTCATGTACCTCATTATCATAAAAACCTTTTAAAATGTTGTTTTCATCTATGTGTGCGTATTTAGACATATTAATACCCTATAGCGATTAAATAAGTGTAACCTTGAGGGACACTAGAGGTATAACTAAAACTGGAAGTACCCGCACTATATATAAAACCTGTTCCATCACCTGCGTTAGTTGACCTATTATCTGATACAGAACCTGCAACAAAAGCATTAGGAAAACTTAATGGATAACTCCAACCACCTCCATAATAAGTGTGATAGTTTTTACCCCAAACTATTTGTAATCCATTACTGAATCTAACATATCCTGATGTGGAACTTTGTGAGTAACTAGCGGTTAAAAATCCTGAATTATTACTTAATTGAGATGTAGCTGTAGGTATTGTGGGTTTATTACTTAAATCATTATAACTACCACTGAAACTAGATGTGCCTTTAGAATTTAATTGTGTTTGTATTGCAGAAGTTACTCCATCCAAATATTGAAACTCTGCATTACTAACATTTCCATTTGCAATTTTTGAAGCGTCTATTGCAGCACTAGCTTTTATATTAGCGTCTTCTACATTTGTTAAACTATTGCCTGTTCCATCTGCGTCAAAAGTTTTGTTAGTAAATGTGGTCGTACTTGAAGCAGTTAAAAAACTAGATAATTGACTAGCTAAAGTACTGCCTCCGATAGTTGCATTAGATGATAAAGCTATTTTATCTAAAGCGTCATAAACTGCTGCACCAGAACCTAATCCATCAGTAAATACTATTTTAGAAGCTCCGTTAGCGATAGTTACATCAGCTCCTGAACCTTGTGATATAGATATTGATTGTCCTCCTGTAGTAGCGTTTTCTATAATAAACATTTTAGAAACCGTATTAGGAGCTATATTTAATGTTCTAGTAGCAGATAAACTAGTCGTCGATGTAACTTTAATATACATCGCTCTATATTTATCAGATACTCCATCTCCTATAGTAGCAGTTTTATCTCCATCACTGTCGAATGTAGCTTCAGTTTGATATGAAAAAGCCTCCGCTATTAACTCTAAATTAGTATTAGTCACGGTTCCCCAAGTACCAGATTGGTCCCCAGTTCCCATTTCATTTAATCTAAGATTATTTCCGTATGTACTCGCCATAGTGCCTCAATTATATGTAATAAAGTTTATTTACGCTACCTCCTCCCAATTAGGACTTTGTGCGTCGCTAACGGAAGTGTAATTAGGTGATTGTGTAGTATTTATAGAACTGTAATTAGGTGTTTGACTATCATCAATTTCTCCCCAAACTAATACAACAGGAGTTCCCACTGTTCCTACTTGTCCTACAGGAATTATATTTGCTTTAGCCGATATTAAAAGAGAGCCTAATCCCGAAGTGCTAGAAAGACCAGAAACACTAATTACATTTTGTGTTCTTGTACTAGGGTTATTCAAAGTAGCTTGAAGGATTAGTCCTGAAGCAGAAACATCAGCTGCACATGCTGTTGAAGGTGTGCCTAAAGCTGATGTGCCAGTTTGACCATCTACATCTATATTAGCTATTCCGTTTATTGTTATTGAGCCTACTGCAGAATTTGCAGCTCCTACTGCTTCTGTATCGGTACTTGCAAATACGTTTGCTGCAGCTACAGTAGAAAGTGAGCCAACTACTGATGTGCTAGTTTGACCTGCAGGAGTGACATTAGCTTCTGCATCTGTACTTACACTTACAGAACCAACATTAGCCGAAACGCTTGGTAGAATCGCTACAACACTACCATTTACCCCAACACCTGCTATATCTCCCGTGCCAACTTGTCCAGAAGGAACAACATTTCCTTCTCCTACTTGTGAGGTTGTGCCTAATTCAGATGTGGTTGATTGACCAGATGGTACAACACTTGCTTCACCTATTTGTGAGGTTGTGCCTAAAGCGGAAGTTCCTACTTGAGAGGCAGGTGTTACGTTTGCCTTACCTACAAAAGTAAAACTACCTACAGCTCCAGTAGCAGATTGTCCTGTAAGAGTTACACTGACGTTTGCGGAGTCACCTCCAGCTAATGCTGAAAATGGAGCTTCTGAAAATGCACTAATACCAAACATAATTTTATTTTGAGATAGATATTATTCTTGCGTTATTTTCTGATATATTTTTTATATCTATAATATTACTTGTTAAT